CCACCGCGGTTAGTGTTTAGCGATTGAACAGCTTGCGGATCGCGGAGCCCAGGCGGATCGTGATCCCGAATTTAGACTCGGGAACTAGGTTCGCATCCCGGACGGCCCGCGTTACTGCGTTGTGCAATCCCCATGCCGTGTCATCAGCACAGTCTGGCTTTTCGATGCTCTTCTCGAAATAGTTTTCATACGCTGTTTTGAGAAGGGCCTGTGGTAGGTTTCCGCTGACCACGTTGTCAACGAGAAAAGCCTTTGCTTCGAGCGGAGTTACATCGCGGGCTCTCATGAAGTTGATTTCATCTTCGAGCTTCGCTGATTTCGCTAGGTAGCGCTCGACTGCCAAGTCCAATTCCCAATTCAGATTGAGCCCGGAAGTGTGCTTACGTTTCAGCGTGATCATGTCACCACTAAAGCAGAGATTCGAGCAAACGAAGACGTTGAGCCCTGCCACCATCTGGATTGCAAACTGCTTTTTATTGCTGTGACGGAAGCCAATGCTGAATGACGAGTCAAGGCCTACATCTGGAGCATGGTCCGCGGACACGTTGAACACCCCGAATAGGTTGAGCCCTTCGGAAGCAACGCTGAATGATTCCTTAGTGATTTCGAGGCCTTTGCCTTCAAGCTTCGATTTCAGCACTGTCACCATCTCGAAGTGACTCACAGGCTTCCAGCTGTAGGTCGGTGCCGGCGTTGGTACGTGCCGCAAGTCTTCGATTGAAACTACGATTCCGCCTTTGCTATTGCCAATAAATGAACTCATAAAAACTCCTTTTTGGTTAGTGGTTGATGTTCTGACTTGACTTGTTATTAAGCAGTTTCTGTGCCAACGTCGTCGATGGCATCTTCGGCCATTTCTTGGAGCATTTCGGCTCTTTGGTCTTCCAGGTCCGTGTCAATTGTGACAATGTCATTGACAGAATTGTCAAAATCGCTTTTGGTTGTGTTACAGTACATGCATCGAATCAATCCAGTGCAAGGCATCTTGCCTGTCCAGCTGAAATGATGCTCTGTACATTCCTTTTCTCGCTCGCTTGCCACTAAGCAATTGACTCGTTTAGCCATGGCTCTTGACTCCTCTTAGCTGCTGAAGCTGTTGACGAATGCTTCCGTCACGTTTCGTGACTTGATCATGCCGATAGTATAGCGCTCGTATCCCGGCATTGCAAGTGCAGCATAGAACTTTTTACCGAAGCAATGACGAGCGTTAAGCTTAGCCAAGAACTTGGTCGGAGCGCTGACTATAATTTCAGCGTATGGCTTGCGCTCATTGACTCGATAGAACTTAACTGAATAATCCTTGACAGCTGGAATTGACTTGCTCATTTTCTTGACTCCTCTTAGAGATTCGAAAACAATCTGAACCGATCACGAATAGTGTACACGTTAGTTTCTGACTTGTCAACGCTCCATCTTGCAATGACTTTGCCATCATTCAGGATTTTGTAATCGTTGGCAAGGTGCGCAATATAAGCGCTGTCTATCTTGTCTTGGGACATTGCTTCGCGGAGCGCTCCGCGGTATTGTTCAATCGATATGGTATAGGCTTCCATGTTCTAGCGCTCCTCTTCACTTCTGGATTGTTGCAACCTTGCGCGCTGTAGCGTGTACAACGTAAGCGATTCGATCCCACTGCTTAGCTGACTTTTCATCTTGCCAATTCATAGCTAGATGTTCTGACTTCTCAAAGCAGATATTCCCTATCAATTCTAACACTGCGTCAAGGCCTTGGTTGTCGATTAGAATCTCAAGTTTGTCTTTGTTCATGTTCTAGCGCTCCTCTAATGTTTTTTGTAGACGATATTAGGGACTGACTTGCTCCAACATTTTCTACAGTCCCGGCATTCGTTATCTTGCTTCACGGCATTGCAATTCACTTGCTCCATGTTGGCGGAAACACCAGATGTTGGCAAGTCTAACAGCGCTATTGTAGAATCAATCTTAGTGGCGCTTACGCGGACCGTAAGATTAGACGGAAACTCGCCAAACTCTGCAAGGTAAGCTTTTACCATTGCAGTTTCCCGTGTCGGCAACCAAAATGTTATATCTGGCAAGCCAATTGCGACTAGGACGATATTTCGTAAATGCCAAACACCTTGCAAGTCCCCGCTGTCATGCCAACGAAAGAACTTGCTCTTTTCTTTCCAGCTAATCACCTTGATCATATCATCAATCCATGTTGGCGATGTTAGCGTGTTCAATCTTCTTTCCATGGCATTGCGGACAATTGGCCAAGTGTATGCTCGCGTGTTAGCGTAGCAACCATGGCACGTTGTTCCTTTAATCTTTGCCAGTATTGAACCGAGTTTGCATGAACTAGCAGGGATGCTGTAGCTGTAGCATGGCATTTTGCTCGGTTCAGATAATCCGCCAACGCGGTTTAGCGCTGCAAGATTGTCAATTGTACTTTGTTTTTTTGCCATCTGAACTCCTCTTCAGTAAGATACCATTAAGCAGAGCAACCAACATGCCAGACAAGCCATGTTGTTTTCGTTGGTGTTATCTTAATCATGCCATGCCAGTTTGTCAAGATTGTCAATTGTGTCACTGTCACTTTGTCAAATTTGTCACATTGTCTTCCGTGTCGCATGACTTAATCGCAGGCCTGTAAAAGTTAGCGCTCTTCCCGCGGAGCGCTCTTCCCGCGGCATCGGAGCGCTAATTCAGCGCTGTAGACCGTACCATATAGACCGTTATGGTACGCTGTACAATCTCTTAAGATGCTATTGCTACGTGTAACATACTGATATGATTGAGCAATGATGGTTGCATGCAAGATGCGTGCCATGCACGTGCAAGCAAGACCCGTGCCGAGGTCCTGGCATGGATTTTGCTAGGCCGGCGCGGGGGGGTGCCCCAGGGGGGGCCGGGCTCAGAGGTCTATACTTAGAGCCTTTTCTCACGCATGTAGAACAAAAAGAACTTTTCTCTTTCCCCCCAAGCACTTACGTGCTCCTCCGTGCTCTCTTAAATGACAAAACCATACCGTTTGTCCCGATACTTATGAGGAGGGGCATCATGCCCAAGCTACGCAAACCCGGATTATCAAAGCGAAAAGGCGTGCCGCCCACCAAACGAGAACAGGCCCAAATGCTGGCCCTCAAAGACCTCGACATGTCGAACTACAGAGTCGGGGAAATCATGGGGCGCTCGCCGCACACAATCAAACGCTACTGTGAGAGCCCGATGTTCACCGATCCCAAGTTTCAAAAACTTGTGGAGGAGTACAAAAGCAAAGAGTTGATCGACTTGACAGCCATGAACATCGAAGCACGTGCTCGCATTCACGATCTCATTCCGACAATGACACCGATTGAAGCCGTGGCCGTCATGGACAAGAGCTTCCAGCAACGGAGACTTGTCGAAGGCAAGAGCACAGAGAACATCTTCAGCCTGCGCCGCATCATCGAAGATGCACACGGCGCAAACAGAGCACAGATGCCGGCTTCGCCGGCCCAGGAGGAGGAGCCGCGTGAAATCGAAATTGAAATTGAAAAAGAAACCTAAAAAGAAAAAGCCACTAAAAGAAATCTTCGGGTAATCACGACACGATGTCGCGATTCATGTCGCGATAACCTTACATTGAATGTAAGCTTTGTGCAGGCGAGGGACAATGGCACGATCAGAAGAAGCAGATATTGTCCTAGCCTGGAGCAAGGACATTGAGAAGTATGTTGCGGACACCCTTCCAGACTTCACCTTCACTAGACAACAGCTAATTGCGGCCAAAGCGTTCGTGGAGCTATGTTGGGCGAAGCTTGAAGTGAACGGGAATCCCAACGGAAAGCACAGCGACAAGATAAAGCATCTCTCCCGCAAGTTCGGGATGAGTATTATGTCAGGCGTAGGAACTGGCAAAGGCGCTCTTGCCGCTGTGCTGGTGCTCTGGTTCTTGTCTGTCTTTCCGTATCCAAAGTGCGTGGCCGTCTCGCCTTCGGCTCGACAGCTGCGTGACAACCTTTGGTCGGAGCTTGCGAAGTGGCATCAGAAGAGCAAGATCAAAGAATGGTTTGTCTGGCAGAGCGACAAGTTCTTTCTGAAGGAGTGCGATGGACAACAATGGTTCATCAGCGCCCGTACAGCAAATCCAAGGAACAGCGCCGATGAGCAAGCGGAAACACTCGCGGGTATCCATGAGGATTTCGTTCTTATTGTGGGCGATGAAGCGACAGGTGTACCCGACCCTGTATTTAGACCGCTCGAAGCCACTCTCACTAGGAAGTGTAATCTCTGCCTGCTTACGTTCAACCCTACGAAGGGCAAAGGGTTTGCTTACGACACGCAATACAAGGAGCGCGACCAATGGGTGACGTTCCGCTGGAACTCGGAGGAGAGCGAACTTGTCACACGAGAAAGTATTGATCGACTGGAGAGAAAGTACGGGCGGGACTCAAATGCATTTCGGATTCGTGTCCTGGGACTGCCTCCCCTGTCTGGAGAGAACGAAGTCATCCCTTGGGATTGGATCGAGGAAGCTGTTGATCGAGACTTGGAGCCCCTATCAGATGATAAGCTCATTTACAGCCTCGATGTTGGAGCGGGAGGCGATGACAGCATTCTCCTTAAAAGACACGGCCCACGTGTACTATCCCTCGAAGCAAAAGGATATAACGAAAGTACAAAGGTAGTCGATTGGGCTGTGCGCGAGACGCTCTCCGCTCCTCCCACGATCTTCTTCGGTGATCCGATTGGATGGGGATGGGGTGTGATGGGCGAGATCGAGCGCCGCGTGAAGCACATCGGTGTGGACGTGGTGCAAGTGAACGTCAGCGAACACTCATACAACCCCGACCGTTTCCACCGTCTGCGCGACGAACTCTGGTGGACCATGCGGGAAACCTTCGAGCGCGGCCACTTGAGCATCCCGGACGACCCCATTCTCAAAGGCGATCTCAATGCTCCGCACTACGACGACAGCACAGGCATCATCAAGGTGGAGAGCAAGGCAGACCTGAAGCGCCGCGGTGTGGAATCGCCCAACCGCGCGGACGCTCTGATGATGACCATGCGATATGGCCCAAGCGAAGTGCGCAGGCGACCAGCGCCACGCGCAAAGGAGCGAAGGTCAGCTGTCACAAGCTGGCGTGTGGCGTAACATTCTCTGAAAAAGGAACACTAAATGGCCGATGCCGTGAATTCCCCTACATACGAAGAGCGCGGCGAAGACAAAGGCCGTGAAGAGGAAGAGGATTACAAAGAGTTTAGCTCCGAGATGGACCTCGATGACGACGAGAAGGCTAAGCTCATAGACAAGCTCGACAAGATGTTCTCCTACGCGGCAGACAACCCCTCTTGGATTCGTGGCCGCAACGCCATGATCAAGTGTTTTCAGTATCGAGAGGGCGAGCAGTGGACCGAAGAGGAGAAGAAAGAGCTTGAGGAGCGGCATCAGCCCGACACGGTGAACAACCAAATCAGTGTGGTGGTGAACCGGCTAGTGGGCGATCTTGTCAATCAGAAGTTTCGTGTTGGATTCGTGGGGCGCAACCAGGAGCCTGATGAAGGCCTGGGCAACGTCCTGTCCGATCTCCTCATGCACGTGCGCCAAAGCAACGACTTGGAGTTTGAAGAGCGCGACATGGCAGAGGACGGCTTCACGGGCGGCATGGGTGTCCTCGATGTTAGCGTCACCTTTGATGACATGGATCAGCCAGAAATCAAAGTGCGCAACGAAGACCCCCTAATCGTGTTTCCAGACCCCGACTCCCGCCGCTACGATTGGAATGAAGACGCGCGGTTCGTGGCACGTGCCAAGTGGTGGAGCATAGACGAGGCCGCGGAGACATACCCCCAAGCAGAAAAAGACCTTCGTTCGGCGTCTGGTGGTGGAACACAGGGCGATGGCTCAAGTTCCGCACAGATCGCCAACGTCGATCACTTCAAAGGCGAGCGTTACATCGACAAAGACAACGAACGCATCCGGCTAATCGAAGTGCAGTATAAGAAGATCGAGCGCGAGCAGGTGATACTGCTCTCGAACGGCACGTCGAGCTTGGTGCCCGAAGGTGAGCTTCCTAAGATCATCAAAGAAGTGAAGGCCCAGGGCCTCACGTACAGAATGCTCAACCGGCTCAAGACTACGATCTGTGTGGGCGTGTACGCTGCCGGCATTCTGCTTGAGCACAAGGAGACAGACCACAAATTCTTCTCCCTGGTGCCCTACTTTGCGTATCGACGCAAAACAGGAGAGCCCTACTCTCTGATTACGTTGGCGCTGTCCATGCAGGACGCAATTAACAAGAGAGAGTCGAAGGCTCTCCACTTGTTAAACACCAACCAAGCCATCTACGAGAAGAGCGCGGTGGACGACCCTGCGAAGATGGCCGAAGAGAAGGCCAAGCCAGACGGAAACATCGAGCTACGAGACGGGGCTCTTGCAAACGGACGCTTCCAGTTCAAGGAAAACGTCGAGCTTGCCGCTTCGCAGTTCAACATGCACCAACGTGCTCAGGCCGATCTGTACGCCATCGTTGGAATGGATCAGCGCATGGGGCAGCAAACTGGCGAACTCCGCTCAGGCACCGGCCTTCAGAAGAAATACGCGGAGGCCGCGAAGCCTGTAGCCACCCTGTTCGACAACATTCGCCGCACACGCAAGATTTTTGCACGTGTGGTGCTCGACCTTGTGCAGAAATACTATACGGGCGAGAAGATTGTCATGGTGACGGACGACGAGAACGCTTCCCGGATGGTGGGAGTCAATGCCGATCAGATGACGAAGCTCAAAACCGGCATCTATGACGTTGTTGTCACCGAGTTTGAGGACGATCCTTCGACGCAGGACGAGCATTTCCGTATCCTGATGGAAACTCTCCCGCAATTGCTGCAATTTCCAGCGCCTTATTCGTTGGAGTTGCTCAAAGCTTCACGTGTCCGCAACAAAGAAGGGCTCATTAAGGTGCTTTCGGAGCCGCAAGGCCCGCCACCTGTTCAGCCTAAGCTCACGATGCAGGCAAATCTCGATGCATTGGAGCCTGTGGAGCGTGCCGGGGTGTGGGAGCTTGCTGGTAAGCCTGAAATAGCTCAGGCCATCATGCAAATCCAGCCCAACACGGCGCAGACTGCGAAGTCGAACACCGAAGTGATCAAAGAGCACATGAAACAGAACTCCGCGTCGGACCAACAGCGTGTCCAACTAGAAATGGGACAGGCTCAAGCCGACGCGGAGATCAAAGCGCAAGAACATCAGATGAAAATGGAGGCTATGACCGTAAAACACCAGCTGGAGATGCAGAAGATGCAGATGCAGTTGGCCGTCGCGCAGGCCAAGCCTCAAAAGGATGTGAAATGAGAGAAACCTTCTTACCCTTCATTCTTGTCGGCTGGTTTTTCTTCATGAGCGCGGAGCCCAAGCCTGGAATCCAGGCGAACACCGCTGTTGGACCGTTCAAGCAGAAAGCTGCATGTGAGGCCTTCCAATCTGAAATGGAAGACTACTTAAAGGCGATGGAAGCGGCTGTGAAAATCAGTCGGTGCGTTGAGAGGAGAGACACATAGTGGCAAATGTCATAGTTGATTGGGGAACAAGCGATCAGGCGATTCCAGGGGCGGCATCGTTTACCAAGTTCCGTGTTATTGTCGGATCAAACTCGGTGGTTCTTCCGCTGACGGAGCGCACTTACACGTTCGCTAATGTTTCTCCCGGAACATACCCCGTGAAGGTAGAATTGCTCTCCACGGACGAGATAACAGCCGGCCCTTCGGTTAGCGATAGTGTCACCGTGCCTGTGCCTGCGGCCACGGCCCCCGTACCCGTGAACATCACTGTCACGTTGGGGTAATATGGATTGGCTGTGGAATCTTTTTGATTTAATTACCAGTTGGTTTCGGAGGAGGAAAGCACCAGTGCCTAAAAAACTGAAAGTGACGTTGACAAGTTTTCTCGTGGCGGCTGTACTGACAATGAGTTCTGTTTCAGCTTCGGCTCAAGCGATTGGGCTCTCTTGGAAAGACAACGCCAACAACGAATCAGGATTTGAAGTCCAGCGGAAGCTTGGCAGCACGGGTACGTGGACGAGTTTAACAAAGTTGGCCGGCAACGCCGTTACTTACGTGGATTCCGGCTTGCAGTATGGGATTCTATACTGCTACCGAGTCCGTGCGTTCAACACAGCCGGTAATTCAGGATTCTCGAACGAGGCATGCGCCTCGATTGTGCAACCGCCTCAGCCAGCGCCCACTTCGCCCACGGAACTGAAAGTGACGATTCAATAATGTGGAATCTGCTTATCGGCCCGGTGGCCGAAGTGATCAACACCGTTCTCAAGCGGGTGTTGCCCGCGGAGAAGATGAGCGAAGAGGAGCGGGCCAAGCTTGAGGCTCAAGTTACGCTCGAACTCGCCAAGCAGGATTGGCAGGGTGTGCTCGGGCAGCTGGAGATCAACAAGGAAGAGGCCAAGAGCACGAACTGGTTCGTGGCCGGCTGGCGTCCAGCAGTTGGTTGGGTGTGCGCCACAGCGTTCGCCTACCACTACGTCATTCAGCCCACGGCTCTGTTCGTGATCATCGCCACTGGCGTGGCGCTGCCTCCGCTCCCCACGTTTGAGATGGAGAGCTTGCTCACAGTGCTCCTCGGTATGTTGGGCCTTGGCGGGCTCCGCACGTTCGAGAAGTATAAGGAAGTGTCGGGGAGTCGATAATGAGAATGTCGAACCTAGTGCCTCTTAACAACAGAGGCTGGCGCACCGGGCCTGCGCAGGGTTGGCGCACCGGGCCTGCACAAGCTGCGCCGCAACGCACGTTGCAGGACGTGATGCAGAGCATCTACCCGCAACAGCAGTACGCGCAGAATCCGTATCAGCAAAACCAATACCAACAGCAGCCGTACCAGCAGGCGCAGTATCAACAGCCGCAATACGCCCAACAGCAGTATCCACAGGGCGACTACGGCAAGCCGTATTACAGCTAGGAGGCAATGTGGCAAGAGAGTTTCGAGTAGGCTTCGACAAGATCAGCGATCCTCAGACGATCACGCAAGAGAACGTCAAGGCGTTCAAAGAGCAAGACTTGGACATCCACCGGCATGAAGTGGAGAAGCTGGAAGATGACCACGGCAAGCGGGAGCGCGTGTATCGCGTGAAGAACACCCGTTACTTCGGTCCCTGGTCGCACAGGGGCTAATACGTTTAAGCATATCAATTCAGTGCATTTTTATCCGTCTCAGGCGGTTCAACGCAGCGCCGGCTTAACAAGTTAAGCTTGTGCTTCCTGCGTAAATTCAAACCCGGCTGAAGGAGAGTTATGGCAGTAGAAAACGAAGGCGAAGAGAGTAGCGAGTCTACGTCCTCTTCGACCACCCCTTTATCGTACCTCTTTAGTCACGACGCGGAGCCCGAAGCGAAAGCTTCTTCGGCAAGCGAGCCTGACGACAAGGAAGACGAGAAAGAGGAAGCTTCTCAAGATTTCCGCGAAGTAGAGTCTTCTCCTGAAAAGGACGACGAGAAACCGGAGAAAGAGAAGAAATCAGCCGACCAGAAGCCGGTGGCAAAACCGGAGAGTAAACCGGCTGATGAAAAAGCGGCAGCTGATAAAGAGGCCGCTGCGCAAGCGGCTGAAGCGGAAGCCAAGAAGAAGTGGGAGAACGACGAGAATCCCTTCTTCAAGCGGTATAAGGACACCGCGCAGAATTGGCAGAAGGAGCATCAAGAGAAGCTCCAGCTTCAAAGCGCCGTCACCCAAATGCAGCAGGAAGTGGGGATGCTGCGGAAGATAGCCGATGGTACATACGACCCGGAAGTCGATGACCCGGCCAAAAGCGTCACCCCCGAAATGATCGCCACCCAAGCGCTAAGCGTGGGCAAAGCCATGGCGTCCAAGACAGCTGCCATCGAGCAGCACGGTAAGGACGTTGTGGAGACACGGTTGAATGAGTTTCATGAGAAGTTCGGTGAGAACAAGCTCATTCAGTCGTTGGTGCTCAATTCGGAATCTCCTGTTCATGAAGCTTTCAGGATTCTCGACCGTCTCAACTTTGAAACGAAGTATGGCTCCACGCCGGCTGATATTCACAAGAACATCAAGGCCGAAGTGGAGAAGGAGCTTCGAGCAACGCTGAAGACCGAGATCACTGAAGAGCTTATGGGACGTGCTGATAAAAAGCACAACACCCCACGCGGCCTCTCTTCCTCGCGTGGGAGCAATGGATTGAAGACCGGCCAAAACTCAAAGGGCAAGGGTCCCACTCCGTTGAATGATTTGTTTTCTCGCTAAGGAAGGCTAAATGAGTTATATCGAAATCCTCACTGGCAACGGACTGACCGTTGAGCAGTGGGAGAACAGCATTTTCCAAGAGTACATCGGCATGCTTCAGTGCAAGAAGTTCATGGGCACGGGCACCGATTCCATCATCCAGGTCAAGGAAGACTTGGTTAAGAAAGCCGGCGATGCAATCACTATCGGTCTACGTGGCCGTGTGGTTGGCGGTTTGGTGACGGGCAACGCGAAAGCCATCGGAAACGAAGGCACGCTGTCCTTCTACAACCAACGCATCGAGATCGACAACGTGCGCCGCGCGATCAAGTTTGAAGACATCCCCATATCTCAAAAGCGCACGATGTTCAATATCCTCACCGAAGGCAAGAGCGCGTTGGAAGACGAGTTCTCCGTGGACTTCGATGACGATGTGATCGAGGCTCTGACCGATCACGCCTCTGGTCGCGTTCGC